CCCTTAGATGAGTCAGTACTTGAGCGAGTCAGTGTGAACTGGAAGCCAAGGTATTCTTGAGAGGCTTGCGGATAGTTAATGTTAATCTCTGGAACAGATGCTTCCTGAGCAAAGGTACCGATGCGGAAGAAGTTATCTGCATAGTCAATAGAGTCAATAAGAAGTCCACCGTTAGTGGTATCTATACGAGCCTGCATCAACTTAAAGATCTTCAGTTCTAGTGTGTTGTAGCGTACGTAACCAGTACGTAGCGTTCCTTCTGCAAGCAGAGTAGATGCTGATTCGATATAGATAGTTCCATCTGTTCCATTGCCAGCGTTGCAGAATGCAAGGCGGTAGGTATCGCCAAGGAAAGCACAGGCTGTTGTGTGGTGACCTAATGTATCTGCTGGGTTGTACAAGTCCCAGGCATAAGGGAACTGAAGGTTACCTAATGGTTGTCCCATATCTATACGGGTCACACCCACCTGACCATCAACACCAGATGCTGCCCAGATATATCTATCACGGAAAGCAAAGTCATAGACTGGTTGGGTTGATTCAAAGATTAAAGCGCCATAGGTAAGTGAGCCATCGAGTTGACTAGCATCTGCCATACGCATACCTTGAGAGGTACCGATAGCCATATTGCCCAGGTAGTAGGAGATCTTAAATACAATCTCACCTACTGGTAGTTCTGCTGCAGTAATAGCACTGGTCAGCGTAGGCATAGCACCTGCAGTAGAGAGGGTAAACTTATAGATATTGGATTGGATACCGCTATAGCCTGAGATGTAGATAGCAGCACCACTTGAAGTGATGCTTGTAAAGATATGATCTGGGTCATTGTGTGAATAGACCGCTGCTGGCAGTGATGTTGCACTAGATGAGAACTCATAGACCTTATCGTTGACACACATTACGATACGCTCTTTGGTGTACTCCATAACTGCGTTATTTACAGTGATGGAGTTTTCGCTAATCATTAGAGTTGGCGATACGGAAGCGTCATCAGATAGTAACTTCTTATAGACTCTTAATCGTGGAGTTCCAGAGTTGAGCACGTTAGTAACCCAGTAGGCATAGACTCCATCATCACAGATGGCGTGTACTGGATAGTCTGTGCCTGAGATATAGTCAACGAAGTGAATAACATCTGCCACGCCAGTACCTACTGGGCTTACAGCAGTAGATGCAACGTCAGTTGCAGTCTTGGCATAGGTAAAGGTAGTAGTTGTAGGTATGGTTGTGATGCGATACTCACCGTTAAAGGTGGCATCTACTCCAGTAATAGTAATCTGCATACCGATAGATAGACCGTGTGCTGTGCTGGTTGTAAGCGTTGCTACGTTAGAAGTAAGCGCCTTGTTGGTAATAGATACAGTAATTGCTGGGAAGATCTTGTCTACGTCATACTCATCGGCAAGCAAGATACCGTTGTAGGTATTGCTGCTTTTGTCCCATTGGATAGAACGGGCATACTGCCACGGACGACCATTGGCTTGAATACCACCAGTAGTGACGTGCTGACTATCGCAGGCGACTCTAACAAGTACGTTGTCGTAACCGGCGATGCTGATATCTCTAACGGCGGCACTGTTGTAATTCAGGCTCCTGGCTTGCGTAAAGCAATTGCGGCGTCTGCTACTAACATCACACTGTCAGCAGCTTCTACTCGATCAATGGCGTTTGATCGTGGCGCTATTGCATTGGCTACACGTGCTCCTGCATTGCCAGCACAAGGCGACTCAGCGGTTGACCGTATGTTAATTACTGATCCAATTAGCGGATTGACTTTCGAGGTCAGCATGTACGCCCAATACCGTCAAATGCAATACGAAGTTGCATTAGCTTGGGGTGTTGCTGCTGTTAAGAAAGAAGCGATTGCCCTGTTGCTCGGCTAATCCAAATAGGCGCGGTCACCATGACGCGCCATTAATTCACTGACAGCGAGAATTTAAAAATGGAAACAGTATTAGTTAAAGGTTGGGCGAATGATGGCAGCCATGATGGTGGCGTGTTGATTAACAAGTCTGATTTTGATCCAGAAGTACACAAATTATTTTCTGATTCGGTTATCGAGTCCGATTTTCTTGATCGTAGCGCGGCCAAAATCGCAGAAGATTTGCCTGCGGTAACCACTGAAGAACTTGGCGTAACAGTCAAGGGTTAAAATAATTGGAGCGGATACAGAGAATCGAACTCTGGCAGCTCAGCTTGGAAGGCTGGCGACACTCCTCGTGCTTACCCGCTAATGCCAGATTTAAACTACGACCTCTGGCTAGCCCCCTCTACACTTATCCCACTCTGGCGCGCACACAAACATCGTGATTCAGGGATGCGCTTGAATGGTATCGGTCAACGATTTTATTCGCCATGCCGGTTAGAGTAAGTGCAGTTAAACAAATGAAACATAGCTTATTATCGTATAGATGTCAGTCAACAATATTCATCTTAGCTGCAACCGCTTTGGATTGCTCGGCTGGCGACATAGCTGCGAACTGGGCGCGGGTGATTGTGCCGCCACCACCTTGACCTTGCCCGCCTGGGGAGCCTGCGCCGTTAGCGTTGCTGGCACGAATAAGCGATTTAAGATAAGAAACCTTGCGTAACTCTTTTTCTAGGTCGTCAAGAGTTAGCGCCGTTTCGCGCCCATTAGCATCAAGAACAACCGGAACCATATCACCATCAACAATTTTGCTTCCAACGCGACCCTTGATATGAGGAAGAAGCGCATCAGCAGTGCTAACACCATCAACATCAAGAGCAAGCTTATTGGCTAGCGCGATAGCTGCCGCTCCAGAGGTACGCTTTTCAGCGATACTTCGGAACAAATCACGCTCGCTGCCAATTTCCTGAGTGATACCATTAATCTTTTCGTTTACAGACTTTTCGTAAGCTTCAAGATCGCCGGATGCTTTGGCGGCAGCGGCGGCGGCATCACGCGCGGCTTTCTCTTGGTCTTTTTTGTGCTTCTCAGATTCGCCATGCTTTTTCTTCCACAGCTCGTTTTCTTCGCGCAGCTTTTTAGCTTCTGCTGCATCACGGCGGATTGCGTCTAGGTCTTCACCGCCGCCATCATCATTCCCCGCATCGTCATCAGCCGCATCAGCCCCAACCCCACGGCCTAAATGCGGATTCTGCGCCCAGTAAGCAGGCCAAAGTGGTGAGTAAACATCGGTGGGACGCGCAATGCGGCCATTGCTGTAAGTATCAATTGTCGGTTCGTTCATAGCAGTAAATACCTGTCAGTTAAATTATAGGTTGGCCATTAAGAAAATGATCATAAATAAATCTTTTTACTGCTCCGGTATCAGCGGATGGAAGACTATCAATTTTAATGGCAGAATAAATTTCATAATATCCTTTTACGCCTTTGTCGGTTACGTATATCAAGAATTCATCTTTATGAATACACACCAATACAAACTCTTTATTTTTTTCTTGGTCAAGATTAACCAAAAAAGAAAAGTATGATTTGGATATATAATCATAATCGCCAGATTCAAGTATTCCTTCTCGCTCTAAATCTGATAAATCTTTAAGTTTTATTGATTTATCATTAAGATAGTTTTGCTCGTTCATTTTGTTGCCTCTTTGCTGTCAGTTAAAGTAAAAAATAAAATCTTTTTAACGCTATCAACCTGCTTAAAAACAGGAATACCAAAAACAGTTAGCAGCCTTATTTCACCGCATTTTATGAATGTCGCTATCGGGAAAATAACGAATACATATCTAACTATTGTTGCGACTTCTACGGTTAGCTTGCCTATGGTTGCCATATCGTTGCCTGTCAGTTAACTAACGAATATCAGAAGTTTTTATTTCTTCAAGGATTTTTTTCATCGCCAAAGATCCAGATTTTTTAGGACTGCAATGAAGATTTATTTCAATACCCTTATAAACCAGAGTGCATTCAACGAACTGCGAATCCTTAAACTCTACATTATCTATCGTTTTTATTGCGGATACAGCAGAACTGTCATCGAACGATCTTGACAGTAACTCATGAACCGTTAAGTTTTTTGAAATAATAGAAATATTTTGATTTATTTTATTTCTTAGGCTTTGAATTTCAAGGGCTGCGGTTATGACGGCCTTGTATCTATCTATGCTCATGTTTCACCTGTCAGAGTGTTGGTTAAAATTAATACCTTGCCGATCTTGCTGTCGTAAACATACAAGGATTTTTTCGCGGCATAGGGTTTCGCTGAATCCTATCTACAACTAAATATTTGGACGTAATTGGGTTATCAAGATGCCATTGACCGACTGGAATAACCCACATAGCGACACACTTACCGGTTAAGGTGCTTATTGTATCAACTTTTGCAGCGTTAGGATAATCGGAATCTACGCCGTAGAAGTATTGGCCGCCTATTTTGTATTGGTGTGTTGGTACTTGTTTCATGCTTTTTGCCCCATAAGCGAAAGGCTGTTTTCAATATCGTCCATAAGTCCTTTAAATGCGCCAGATAGCACTTTTGAAGATTCATCGGCGCTTCTGCATGAAACCTCGCGATAATGCGTATCACAAAGCGTTTTTAGCGATCCAACATACTTGCCTTGCTCGCTTGGGTTGCGCACACATCCGCACTCTAGTGTTAATTCTTTGTTTTTCATAATCACATTCCTATGCGTGAAAAGGCTATCGGATCGAGTTCTCTCATCTGCGAAATTGTCAAAGGCTTGTAGTTCTTGCCCACCATCAACTCAGCAAACCGCTCAGAACTAAGCCCACCATCACGCAACAATTTACCCAATGTAGGACTATCAAGCGCAGCATCTTGGAACGCGGCAGGCTGTTTTTTCAGCCAATCGAAGTCGCCCAAGTCTGCACTTACGGATTCTACGCCATCTGGGCCGCGAGCTGATCGAGTTGCGCCTTCGCTTAAGAAATCAAATTTTTCGTTTAGTGCTGCGACCATTGTGCTACGGCAAAAACCGTGAATCGGAGGGATAGGCCCGCGACCAATAGGATAAACCTTGTCCATTTGCCCAAGCGATCTGCACTGGCGAGTGGTTTTACCGTCAAACACTGCGCGAAATCGCCATCCCTCAACAATATCAGCGTTTTGCTCCCATGTTCTTTGGCGAGCCTGTGCAGCCGTGTGTTGCAAGCCAGTGCGCACAAGGTAATTTGCATCCTTGTACGACATTGCAAGCGTGCCATCGGTGTAGCCAGCCTTTTTAGTGCCAATTAACCCGCGCACGATTTCAGGCGTAGTTAATCCGCGAGATGCGCCTGCATTGATAGCGCCATTGATTCGCGAGACTGTTTTTTCTGAAAGTGTGGCAATGGTATCGCCAAGAAAGAAGCCGTTGTAAGGCCCCTCAACCGCCATAGGATTACCGAATACAGAAGCCTCGATTTGGCTAGCAGAAGGCAACGCAAAATCGTAATCAAGAACCTGCTTTAGCGACTTTATTTCAAACTCAGATTCATATTGCCCGAAGTCAATAACACCATCGCGCCATACTTGTTCGTAATCGGCATAGATACTAACCAGCGACTTATCAATTTCCTTCAATAGCGAATTCAATCGTGTGCGCGAAAACGTGCTTAGCTCTTTGTCGCCAATTTTAACGCGCAAATCTCCCGCCATTTGCAGAAGGAATTTCTCGAATTTTTTAACCTCGCCAGTCTTGTAGCGTTCAATAAAGAATTGATGCCGGGCGGTTATTTCGGTTAGCAGTTCGGGGGATGTTGGCATTATTTGTCACACCAAATTTGATCATCGGAATAAAATGAAACAATTGATCCATTATGAGAATCAACAATCTGCCCATAATATCCTATGCTAACGTCCTTATCTTTTTCTTCTTTTGCCGCTGCTTTTGCGCCTTCAATTGAGTCAAACGAGTCAATGAAATCACTCCATCCACCTTGCGGTTCCCATCCCATATAAAAGAAGAGTAGGTATTTTTTCATTATACAACCCTATCAATGCGCAAAATAGCGCGGTCAAACCAATTAGTAAACTCATGCAGCCAATAATCAGTATTTGAATTGAAGATGCTGCCAATAAATTTCCAGTCACCTTTTGGCACTTCGCGGATTAAGTAATATTCCAAATGCTCAGCTCGCCAGCCTATAGTTACCTCTTGGTATTCGTCGCCATCTTGCACGATATAATGCATAACAGGGTGATCGCCAGCATCAATATAAACGCACTCGAATATGCGCAAAGGTTTTTCGCTATCAGTTGCGAATTGTACGGAATTTTCAAAGCAGCGAAAATTAAATAATCCTTGCTTTGCAACTGGGAATATTTGCGTAAATCTTGCGCGCAGCTTAGCGCATACTTTGGCTTTTATGGCTGCCTCGCGCTTGGATTTAATCATCCTCAGCATCCTGCACCGGCAACATAACCAGCATCTTATCAAAAACGCGCATTATGTTTTGGGTGGTGAATTTTTCCAGAGCTACATATTTGCGATCCATTTCATTGGGTGAAATTGGAGTTTCGCAATCTGAAACCATCCAATAAGCGCCATTAAAATAACCAGCTAAAATAATTTGGTCATTTCTAACAGCATCTTGATAAAGCGGTGCAAGCAAATGAAATCCGCGCTCGTATTGGTGGCGCTCTTGGTATTCGGCGATATTGTTGCGAGCTAAATTGTAAGGCTTTCCAGTGCGATCAACAGCGACAATTGTGTCGCCCCAAACATACAGGATTCGCAGATACTCATCGAATCCGTGCCAGTTTAGTTTTATGTGGCCGCCAATGCGGAGGGTTTCGGTTATCATTTTTGGCCAGCCTCAAAAATGGCGCCCATCAATTTTGCAATCTCATCAGAATCAGGATAAAGCACAACATCAACCGTTATATTTCCATCCGGCGGAGTGTGCATTATTACAGATTTAACCTTGCTGCGATCAAGACCGAGAATGTCGCAGGCTATTTGTGTTTTGTCGATTAGGGTTTGTGTTGTCATTTTTCTTTCACCTGTCAGAGTGGATTAATTAAAAATCGGGATCGGTGATAAACACCCATTTATCACCATAATAATTTGTATAAGCGACTTGCTTCTTTGTTTCTATGCAAAACACATCAGCCCATTCGTAGTGGGTTCGAGGCAGGGCGTTATAGGCATCAATAGCGGAATCAATATCATCGAAGTGAGCGACATAATCATCAGATCCGCCAGATGGGTAATAGCATATTCCAGAAAATAATAGATACATGTTCCCGCCTGTCAGAGTGGATTAGTTAGATAAATTTACGCCAGAAATTTATTCTGCTGGTTTTGCCGGCAATAATTAGGCCTAGATTTTTAATTTCAATTACACATGGCAGGCCAATATTAGCGTTTCGCAAAAATGCCTTATGCATCCATTCAATATGATCGTTACACCAATCAATTTTTAATTGAGCTTTATTAATTTGCCATTGCGCAAATAATTTTATTGGGTTTTGCATACAATCACCTGTCAGAGTGTAAAATTATTCGTTCGTTTCTTTGTAAAAATCGCCTTGCCTTTCTGCGCTCACAACACCTTCAACTCTGTCAAAAACACAAATAGCATCTGTTTCCGATAAGTCATAATTGTCAATAAACTCAAGCGCGTCTAATTCCACATCAGATTGATATTCAATGCAATCAAATGGCTCGCTGTTATCAAACAATGTCCAGCAAAAAACCATATAACGCTTGTATTTTTTTTGATGTGTTCATTGTGCACCTGTCAGTGATAAATCTTGTGATTAAGATATCTGCAAAATTCCTTTGCTTTTTCATTTTTTACTTTATTTTTACCGTGGTCAAAAACCCATTCACATAACCCTTTATGAAAATAAATAACTGGTGATTCTCGATCTGTATCAGAACCAAAAGAATCAAAAACAGAATCTCCAATATAGAAAAAATATTCAGCGTTAATAATTGGAACGTCTATTGTTTTTGTGTTAATAGTATTCATAAGTCACCTGTCAGTGTTATTTATTTAGATCAACAGTAATCGGCGGCACCGAACCCCCGCCACCCAATTCCTCATTAATTTGTTCGTCCGTCTTTTCGCTATCAATCAACTCATTCTTGCGCATCCACTTGAACAAATCGCTAGCGGGTAATGCACCTTGCAACCAACTCGCAACCAACTCACGCAACATATTCGAATCTGCGGTAACTTTAACGAAATCCTGCGACATGGTGTAGGCAACATCTTTCGTATCTACACCATTGAACAATCCGCACCAATACACGCATTGCGTATAAGCCTCGCTCACATTGCTAGCGATCAATGATAACACAGAATGCTGCATTTGTAGCTCGCCGCCTGCCTGTGTTGCGGTTTTTACGGCGCTACCGGGCGTTAAAAATCGCGCGCCCATGCCAATCATTAATTCGATTTTGTCTAGCATTGCCTGACGTACCAGCGTATTAGCTTGCGGTGACTCAATGCCAAATGTTTCTTGTGATGGAACGCCAATCAAGCTACGGCTGCCAATGTACATATCATTGGCTTTCATAAGGTCAACGTGCTCTTGCGTAATCCCGCTCATCCATGCTTGAGACTGCCCCAAATACCAAACATTATCCTCAAAATCCGCACTGTTACGATAATGGCCAATATTGATGTGAGCCAAATCTTTCATTGGTGCTTGGTCAATGCTGGGGGTGTTAGATTCACTGCCAACAAAGATAAACGGGATTATTTTCCACGATGAGCCATTTGATTGTGTCGGCATATTGGCGGCATCAGGAACCCATGACTTCACTGCATTGACGCCAGACACTTCGCGCCATACACGCTCGTAATAATTGCCATCCTCATCAGCAATCCAGCGTTGGCGAATGATGGGCGTTTCTTTGTGCTCGAAATCGTCTAGCGTTGTTTCGGTTTCAGCGGTACACACCAGCGACAAAATAACCTGCGCGCCAACTTTCTTTGTCGCCCAGTTAATAATCTGTTTTGCTTGGTATTCGTGAATGGTCGCAGCGTATTTACCGCTATCAACATCAGCTTGAGACAGTGCGCCGCCAGTTGGCTTTGCAGGAAACGATACGCACAGACCATTGCGGCCAATAGAAACAACTTGCTTAGACACTGACTGCGATTGCTGATAGATAGAGTTGCCAGCACCATCGCAATTCGTTTTCAGATAAGCCAATTGATCGGGCGGGTTAAACGTTGGCCACTTGGTGAACATCGTCCCAAGCATTCCGCGAACAGTCCAACCTGCAACGGCGTAGAAAATTGCGCGAAGCTTGTATTGCTTATTGCGGGTTTTGTTTTGGTCGCTAGTATCTTTAGGATTCAACTCAACCAAATACTGCGCCAAGTTCTCACCGTCGATAACGTCAAGAATCTCAGCCCAAAGTGTTTTATTCTTAGCGTATAGCGGATGTTCGGCGTTTATTGCCATGAGTTCACCTTAAATAATTTATTGGGCTGAGCCTATGCCTGTGAAGAAGACTGCCTTAGTTACGCCTATTTCGGCTGTAGCAAGATAGCGGAAAGCATCCGCGCAGTGACTTGTATAATCGTGCAATGGTTGATCGCGGAAGCATCCAAGCTTGTCATTCCATGCTTTACGGTATGATTCCAGCTTGGTTATTCCGTCCTCGCATTTATCTTCATCGAATATGCAAACAGCTAACAATGTGCGAACGTTTTCAATACCGGCATCAATGGAAAGCTTTGGAACGACTTTAAAACTGATTGAATATTGCACATTATCAATGAGAAAGCCCTCTTTAGCAATTACCTTGCGACTCTTGCCGCCGCCTGCAAACTCTCTGTTTTCAATATCGTGCGGGGCGTAGTGATCGCCGTATTTGTAGCCTTTGTCTTTCAGCACTTTGAAATAATGCTGTAATCCCTCGCCGGAATTCTCGTAATAATCGACCAGGTGTATTTCTTTGCCAATTCGCTGATAGAACCAAATCGATGTAGAGTCACCGACACCCAAGTCCCACGCAGTATTGACTGGCGCATCGTTTCGTAACGACTTGCAAATGCGCTTATCGTTGTAGATAGCCCTGAATTGAGTCGCGTAGTAAGCGCCCTCAAGTGATTTTTCGAAAGGCTCATCAGATGTTGAAGGGTATTCCTGCTTCATCTTCTCGGATTGCGTTTTCTCTTTGGCCGAATACCATTTTTTTTGGCCAATAGTCAGCTTTATGCCGTATTTTTTCTCAAGCTTATCAAAATAATCGGCCAGCCGCGGCGGGATATCAACATCTTCATCCGTTGTGTATTTTGGGTTTTCCCACCATCCGAAAAAGTGAAGCTTAAACTCTAATCGGCTTGGCTCTTTCCCAAGTTCCATAAGCTTTTTTGCATCTTGGCAAAACTCATAAAATCTTCCATCTCGACCTTCTGCAGTCGATTCGATAGTGATTTCGCCATCAATCGCAACGGCTTCAAACGCACCTGTAACGATTTCCTCAGCCTTATCGGGATATTTACGGCATATCTTGCCAAACTCTGATACATGCAAATCCTGGAGTGTTCCGCCACGGTATGAAGTACCTACGCGGATCGATGAGCCATTATTAAAAATGTAAGCCCCGTTCTTGTCAGTCAATGGTACCGGTAGCGTAAATACGTTTTTGAATAATTTGGCCTGAAATAGCTCGGCAAAGATTTTGTTGATCGACTCAATCTTAAGCTGCTCATAAGCAAACTTGATTTTGTTCCTGAAGATGTCTTTTGCATCCTCAAGGCTATGGCATATAACGCCCGCTGAGAAGTTCTTTTTGAAAAGGCAGGTATCGAGATTCGAAATCATTTTGAAGGTCGTAAAGCCAAGCTGGCGAGCCTTTAGGATAACGTCACGCTTATGGCCTTCGATGTAATATTTTCTTTGCTCGAAGTTAGGCCTGAATTTTATCTTCTTCCCGTCAACATCTTTGATGAAGTAAAAGCAATTCAGCCGAAACCATTTTAGCTGTACGGCAATTGCCAACTCATCAATCGAAATAGTGCGGGAGTAGAATTTGGCAATCAGGGATTCGGCCTGATCTACCTCACTCGTCCGCGAGGTTGCCAAGAGCATCGCTTAGGTCACCGGAAACCACTGTAACGGAGCTTTCGCGCTTATCGGCAAGGCCAAGGTCGCGGGCAATGATCGAAGCGTTTAGGAGGTTAGCAGCAGCGCCTTCAAACTTTTGTTGGCGTATAACTTCCTCAGCCCAGCCGCAGACCTCGGAAAAATCTTTGCTAAGGGCATACTCGCGCCACGTTGAATAATCGCAGCCAAGGAACAGACAGAGGCCTTTTACGGTCATTGCGCGCATGACTGGAACGTCTTCGCATGTGATTGATCCTTGGAACGCAAACACCTTTCGCTCATAAAGCGGATTGTCAGCAGACCAGTCGAAATATTCTAGGCAGGATTCTTTGAGAATTTCAGGGGATGTAAATAATTTACCGCGGCCATGAGATGCGCGCTCTAACCAAAACTTGTTACCACTCGGAGCGGCCACAGACCACCTCACAAAATCAACGATGCACGGCACCGGTTAAGAGTCACAGACTCGGTTGCGATTATTGTAGCACAAAAAAAAGCCACGTAAACGAGGCAAAGTGGGTGCGACAGGGTGAAAGAGTTATTTGGCTACCGTTCGTTTCCCGTAAATCATGTGCAGCGGGATAGTTACAAACAGCGCGGGCCAAAAAGTTAAGAGTGCGGCTATGTGGAGAATCCAGAACATGGTTTGTGCCTATTGGGTTGGTGGCTTGCTGCAAAGTGTACGCTTGGTGGTTGGAAATGGCAAATGGAACACCGTAGAACACAATGGAATAGCGGATAGCACTGAGATGGAACACCAAAAAAATAAATTAATCAATAAAATCAAAAGCTTATCGGAAAATGGAACAAGTGGAA